GAAAATCTTGGTGTTATGGCGGCAATTGCGGAAGGCATAGGCCCAGCAGAATACTATCAGGATAAAACGTTGTTTCGTGATTATGATGGCATCGCTGAATACATGGATCGCTTTGTTCGTAGACCGCTGCAGAATCTTATGACTGGCGAAACAGAAATGGATCCAGAATATAACGTTGGTGACAGCTATGAGTGATGCTATGTTGCTTGATGCATGTCAAGCTACTGTATGGAATAAGTTCCCAAGTGATAATATCCTTGGCGATGAAAAAAGATATAGAGCATTTCTTGAATGGATGACGTTCTTTAGGAGGAATCTGCATCGCTGTGCAGAAGACTATTTTCAGATACCGTTATATCCGTATCAAGAAATAATGCTGTATGAACTTGGCGTTTCAGAGTCGGTAGTCGTAGATGCATGCCGTGCTGCTGCAAAGTCTTTTATTATTGCATTGTATGGCTGTTGCATGTGTGTATTATATCCAGGCATATCAATTGTCGCATGTTCTGCGACAAAAGGTCAGTCAAAGCTGATGATACGCAAAAAGATCCAGCAGGAATTAATGCGTATGTCGCCTGTATTGCAAAGAGAGATTAAAAATATCCGTGAGAACAATACGGATGCATATGTTGAATTCCAGAACGGGTCTGTATTTCAGATTGTTGCGGCCAGTGATAATGCCAGAGGTAATCGTGCTAACATTGTTATTTATGAAGAGGCACGGCAGATCAACAAGTTCATTATTGATTCAGTTATCTCCCCCTTCCTTGTTCCAAGGAAACCGCAGTATGAGATGAACCCATATTATGATGGAAGGGTTAAACCTGTTGAACCACAGGAAATTTATATCAGTTCATCATGGTATTTTGATCATTGGTTTTCACAGTATTCCATTCAGATTGGAAAACAAATGATTAATGGGGACGAAAGTTCGTGTCTTATGGCTTTCGACCTCTCTCTCCCATTACGTCATGGTATTAAAACCGCAAAAAGTATTCAACGAGATCAAAAGAAATTTGACCCAACTACGTTTGATATCGAATATCGTAATGCAATGCCACGAGAGAATATGGGCGCATACTTTACACGGTCTATGTTGATTTCGCGGCAGACGCTTCAGCGAGCGGCATACCCAAAGGAAATAGGCGCAAAGAAAAACAAATATGCAATACCAAAGCAAGATGGAGAAGTACGTGTACTTTCAATCGATATTGCAGCTGCAGAAGGAACGGAAAACGATAATACGATCATGACATGTCTACGTGCGTTTAAGCAGAAAAGTGACGAGTCAAATTCTATTGGGTTTCATATTACACTTCCATATATTGAGCATAAACAGGGCGGCGATGCAATCAAACAGTGTATCCGCATGAAACAATTATTTTATTCATTTGATGCAGATTATGTTGTTATGGACTTAAAGTCTATAGGCATCCCATTCTATGACATATTAGCTCGCGTACTATATGATCCAGAGAATGATTGTGAATATCCACCGTGGAAATGTTTCAATTTGCCGGATATCGCAAATCGTATTGATAGTCCCGGTGCGCAGGAAATCATTTATGGCATACGAGGCAGCAGTCAATTAAATAGTGATATGGCAACAAACTTGCGTATGTTGTTTATGAATAAGGATATAGAATTGTTGCTAGGCATGAATGACGCGGTTGAGTTTTTGCAAGACAAGTACCCAGATTATTCTGACGATGGTAACGCAGATATACAGATTTTTTATGAATCTCCATATCTTGAAACAGCTTTATTGATTGACGAAATGTCAAAACTAAAATATGAAAAGATGGCAAACACAGGGCTAATCCGATTGTCAGAGCTTGCCGGTAAACGCAAAGACAGATACAGCTCATTAACGATGGGCTGTTATTTTATATCTCTTTTAGCCATTGATGAGTTTGGCGATCAAGATGATTTTGATTTATCTGAATATAAAACTGGCAATTGTTATTCTCAGTTAAATTTATAAGGAGGACATTGGTTTGGACGATAATCGTGAATTTGAAGTTGTTTTGTCCTCCGATGTTGATAAAGATACAGAGGTTGCTACTGTAATACCTAAAAACTATGAGCAGGAAATAAACGATTACGATAATAAGATCTTATATTCTGCTATTCAGAAGTATGACAGCAAGAAGCAGATATATACAGCGGTTGCTGCAGACAATACAAATTCTACCGAACTGACGTTTGATAGGCTTCAAGAACTAGTTAGTGGTATACACAGCAATATTGATAGCGTGCTTGCAGTTAATGCATATGTGCGTGAAGCATTAGTATTGAATCAATTAGTAGGAAAAACATTTGAAAGCTTATATGCAAATGTTAATACTGGGTATCGTTTATACTGGCCGGAGCAAGGCGGTCGGAATAAACACAAGACGGTATTACGTGCAAAAGAAGTTATAGATGATTTTTTGCGTCAGGTTAAGATTGAAGAGTTTATCCGCGACGCAGTTTCAATGACATACCTGGAAGGGAATCGCTATTTTTATTTACGTCAAGACAAAGGCAATTGGATTATTGACCGGCTCCCGCTTGGTCTTTGTTATTGCAGCGATTATTATGTTAACGGAGAACCGTCGTTAGCGATTAATACCAAGGAGTTGGAGAATCGTTTAAAGAAAACATATGCAAAGACAAAGAAGCGAAAGGCAATCTGGTTTGAGGACGTAAAGGCTGACATACAAAATAACTACCCTTATGTTTGGCAAGAGTACCAGGCTGGTGAGAGTATTGTCAGGCTTGATACAAAATACGCAAAAGCGTGTCGTTATAATAATATAGGGCGTAAATATGGTGTAAGCCCGCTAGTTAAGATTCTGCCAGATGTTATTGTATTGAATAATATCAGAAAAGCAGATGTTACGACTTCTAAAATGAAGCAGCGTGTGATTATTGCTCAGATTCTGAGAGCAGAGCTTCTTGGACAGGATGGTAAGCGTAAAGGTGTTACAGAAGCGATTTATGCTCATCAGCAATTAATGTCTGCCCTCTCTACCTCATCCTCTGTCTATACTGCACCGCCGTTTGTGGAAAAATTACAGTATGTGCAGCCTGATGTTGAGGACACGTCTGATAATAAACTTGAACAGTATAATCGCAACCTTATGTTGGGTCTTGGGATCTCTTATGTCGATCCGACAGCAAGTACGGTTGCCGGTGCTAAACTTGCGCTTGACGATTTAATGAAGACGGTTAACACAATTGCAGACGGCGTACAAACCGTATTGAACTCTTATTTTGTTACTGTTCTGGAAGAAAATGGTATTACATCAGAGTATGCTCCGACGATTGATATACTGAACAGTGAAGCATTAGCTTTGGCTATGCGAAAAGAACTTGCGTCCTTTATCTTTGGTACGTTGAACGGTTCGTATCGCACTGCATATGAACTTGTTGGTCTTGATTATGATACAGAATATAATCGTCGTGACGCAGAGAACAATAATGGTATTGATGAAGTGTTTATGCCACACGCAACTGCATATACTTCTGGTGGCACAAATACAAATACGACGAATGGTAAAGTCATAGACGAAAATACTGGCGCACCTCGTACAGTTGGGCGACCGAGGGACACAAACCCGTCTGACGAAACGAAACAAGCCAGAGATCGTGATGCGAACAATACAATCTAATTATGTATAAGTTTGTTTGCCCTTGCTGCGGGAAGCAGTATGAATTTGATATTATCGACGGTTCTGTTGTATTGGCAGAACCGTCTTCTCTTTCTGTCGATGATGCATACCTAGTTAATACAGGGTATGAATTTGGTGTCCCACGGGAGGAGGTGAGTGATGTTAGTGGATAAAGTACAGTTTTTAGCCAAATCTGTTGAACTTGCGGAGCGTGCTGAAGGTGAAGATTTGCATGCAAAGTTTGTCTTGTGTGACTTTGGAACGAATTTAAATCATGTCAGGCTTGATCGTGAAAAGATTGATAATTGGAAAGATACGATTATTAATGAACCTCTTGTGGGGCGGCTGAATGCTTCTAATGACTTTGAAGGTCATAATATGCGGATTGTGATTAATCCGGGCACGAAAGAGCGTGAGGTTGTATTTTCTACAGAGGCATACGGGACGTTTACAGATTGTTCTGTTGAGGCGATTGATGGGCATGAGTATATTTGTGCCAATGCTGTTATTTGGGCACGTTATCCAAATGTAGTGCGGTTAATTGAGGATCGTGTTAATTCTGGAGAGGGCTTGAATACTTCGTGGGAGATATTGGTTAGCGATTCGTATTTAGATCCGTTGAACGGAGATAAAGTCATTACGAACGGTAAATTTACAGCATTGTGTATGTTAGGACGAAATGTCACTCCTGCATATGGATGTTCTGGTCTGCTTGAAGTTGCGGAAGCGGATGAGGATATTGAATTTGAGGAGGCGCTTGCAATGGATATGGCTGCAATCAAAGAAGGTGAGAAGAAAATGGACAACGAAAATCTGATTGTAAATGTTGCAGAGTCGGAAGAAGAAACCGCTCAGATTGAAGCGGAAGAAGCTCCTGCCATTCAAGTGCAACCCGATGTTGAGCCAGAGCCTGATGTAAGCACAGAAGAAGCGACAACAGAGCAAAACCAAGAACAGGTTGAAGAGGCACAGTCACATGGCCAGACAGAAGAAGTTTCGGAAGAACAACATCCTGATATTGAATCGTCTGCATTGACACAGCGTGATATTGCCAGAGGGCTTGAGATGGCATTATCTCAAAAAGAACTCTACCCCGCCTTTATTTTCCCAGAAGAACATATTGTGTGGGCAACTAGCTGGCGCGAAAAAGAATGTGACTTTGTGCAATTCTCTTATTCTGTCAATGGTGATCAGGTTGCAATTGAAGGCGATGGGCAGCCTGTGCGTCTAGTTGTTGAGCCTCGCCAGATTAATGCGGAAATTTCCAAGAGAGATGCGGCATTGAATCGGGCTAATGAAAAGATTAATGAACTTCAGGCACAAGTTGACGCTTTGGAGCCGTATCGTGCAGAGCATGAAAAGGCAGAAGCGGAGCGTATTGAGGCTGAACATGCGCAGAAGGTTGCTGAATTAAAAGCTTATGCATTGCGAAGTGGTCTTATCGCAGAGGAAGAGTTTGAATCTGACGAGACAATTAAGGCAATGCTTGCAGAATTAAATGAAGCCGGAATCAAACAACTGATTGCGGTACGGTTTATGGCATCTTTGGAAAAGAAGCCAGAGCAGGAAACCGCAGAAGTACATAATAATGAACCGGAACAATTATCTGTTCGTGCAGATATTAACGGCGAAGATATACCGGTTAAGAAATACGCTATGGTTACGGCGTATATCAATGGCAAAGATTAATTAAAGGAGACTAACGGTTATGTTTAGAGAACTGCGTGTACAGGACTATGGTGCTCCTGTACCGACTGATTATGTCCTGAACGCCACAAATGGTGCTCAAGTTGGCATGGGTGTTGTTATTACGAATGCTGCGGCAAAAGAAGTCGGCTTCCCCGCCGAAGCAACAGATAAGAATGTTTATTTCCTTCAGAAGGAAAGAATCCCCACTGGGATTAATACCGCTTATACGAACCTCCCGGATACGTTTGAAGAGTTTGTAACTCTTGCGAATGGTGATCTCGTTAAGATGCGGCATTATCTCCCCGGTGAGATGATCGCAACAGATCAGATCAATGCGTCGAACAAGGCCGCTATTGTTAATGCGTCTTATGTTGCAGTTGGCGCTGATGGTCTGATTGATGCTTCTGCTAATGCTACGGCTATGCGGTTCATGGGTGCAGAAGTTATTGGCGGCATCGAAATGTACAAGATTCTGTTTCTTGACTAATTAAGAAAGAAAGGAGGAAACAGTAATGGCTAAATTTGAAATCGCGTCTACTATTAAGGACATTAATGTATATGAACTGGCTTCCAAGGCAAACCATCGTATTGCGCTTGATGAGGACGAAAAGGCGATTGCGGCTCAGATTAATGAGTGGGGCCGTGAAATTGGTGAAACTGGCAATGATAAGGATCATCAGATTGCAGCTTTTGTACAGCGTGTGATTACGGATCAGTTTGAAAACTATCCTGTGGAAATTCTTGATCAGATCTTTGATCGTGGTTCCGTTGGCGAAGATGAAGGCACCGAGTACTATACTCAGCCGAAGAATACCCTGAAGGCTGTTGAGGCCGCACAGGGCGGTAATGTTGAGCGTAGCTTTATCGATATCGGGAAGCTGAAGCCCACCATTAAGAATCTCCAAATCGAAACGGACATTAGCTATGCCGATTTGCGCAGGAATTCTTGGAAGAGCATTTCTCTCCTTTCTGAGTATGCTGTCGAGGCACTTCAGAACAAGATGTTCGCCGGCGTGTTTGACACTGTTGATCAGGCGATTGCGTCTGGTGCTCCCAACTATATTGACGGTTCTGCTTCTGCAAAGCCGACTCAG